GCAAAAATATCACCATTTGACAACGTAAATGATAGTTTCTTTGATTTAAACGAAGCGGATAAAAGAAATTTAGACCAGTTCATCAACAACTCCAAAAGGGGTGTTGTACAATATGTTGAGTGTGATAATATCGATTTACCAGTAAACCGTCAAGAAATTGTTAGTTCTTTGACAGGTATCACAAATGATATGCCCGCTGATGAACAAGTTGCAATTGTAGAAAACTTGCTTGACAGTATACCTCAGAATTGGGAACAACTTTTCCCTAATGTAGGGTTCCAAAATCCATTCAATAAGGATGTACTTTCCAAAATACCTACAGCTATGGCGAAGTCACTGTTTGCATCCCCCAAAGTATTATTTCCAATTTTTATGTTTAGGTCTTTCTTGGAAAATCAAGTTTTTGGTTTAGCCAATCAATTAATTGTAAGTGGAAATACTATTATTAATATTGTTAATAGTGGTGTTACATCAGGTAATAGCATCAACAATATAGCCAACCAAATTATAGGTAGTGGTGTGGATTTCATACGTAAATTCAAAAAATTTGTTTTTGGAGTTGTAGGTAAAATTGCCGAAAAATTCTTGGAGGTTTTATTTGATACACTAAAGAAAAATCTTCTTGAAATAATCAAAGTGATTTTACAAGACATCTATAGGTCAACAAAAGACCGAAGAGCCTTGATTATCAAAACTTTAATTGAAGTTGGTGAATTTGTGGTTCAAACAGCTGTTAATTACAGAGAGTGTAAATCACTTGTTAGTGCTATACAAAAAATTCTGAAGTTGATAAATAAACAATTACCAGGTATTCCGGCAGTCAACAAGACCTTGATTGCATTCGCCGAAATATTACCTGGTTTTTCACCTGAGAGAGCGGCAATCAATGCCACAGAAATATTACAAGCCTCAGGAGTACCAACAGGTCCTATGCCAGATGGGGGTCCAAATAAAATGTTATTATACCAATTAGCAACACAAAAAGGTATGAGTATCGAAGATGCTCAGAACGGTGTGGTGGACATTGCGTTAGGTGCATTAACAGGTTTACCAATAGGAAAAGCGCGATGACAAAAGAAGAATTCGAATTAATAGTTGAGTCTTGTAAAAACGTAGATAAATTACAAAACACAATTTTAGAATCCAATATGGATTTATTGGCTGATGAGTTTGAAAAAACAAAAAATCTCATCATTAATCTCACACTTCACTTGGACAAAACTGAAGAAGTGTATAATGTTTTTTTGAAAGAACACAAGAAACGAAATGGGTAGAATTTGGTTTTATGGTAAAGTTATTGACAATCAGGACCCTTTAAATCTTGGTCGTATACGTGCACAAGACTTGTCAACAGATTCAAGTGCGATTAGTCAATCTGTAGAGGATTTCAATCCTCTGACTGACGCTTGGAGTGAAAAAGACCCGTATGTGTTCAACGGATTATTACCACTATACATCTATGCAGTACCCAAAGTCGAAGAATTAGTACAAATCTATTACCACGAGGAAACTACAAGTCACTTTTTAAACGCTTATTACATACAGGGACCATTCTCGAGAGTACAAAATATCGTTTTGGAAAACTACCTTCAATCACAAAGACTTGGAGATATTCAGGGTATAAGACAAAAAGCTGCACAGAATTTAAAAAACCCTGATGGTACTTTTAAAAATCCTGACCCCGAAGGTGTATTTCCTGACCCAGGCGATGTTGCGGTGATGGGTAGAGGTTCCACAGATTTGGTGTTAAAAGAAAATGAAGTTCTTCTAAGGGCTGGTAAGTATCAAGGGAGTTTAATTGGTGATACAGACCCTGTTGGTAATCCAAATAGAGCGTTCCTACAACTTTCAAAATTTGATTATTCAAGAACGACTCAACCTAACCAAACTGTATTTGATGTTAAAACAAACAACCCACAGGTTAAATTTTTGATTGAATGGCACATTGGCAACCCCGAAAATCAATTCCAAATTTTTAATGGTAATTGTTCTCTTTATAGACTTATACCAAACCCCCAAACTCTGTCTCAAGCCTTTACCAAAGATGTAACTAACAATGTTGAATTATATAAAGTTTTGGTAACACAACAAAAATTCAATACATCAGGAATTACGGAGACTGAAGATTTTATTAATAAGTTTATCAAAACCTGTAATTCAAAACGAAAATTAGCAGATGGTACAGAACTATTCAACCCATTAGAAGAACGGTTTCCAATATTTTTCAGACCGACTCTAAACAACTATAATTTGCTCCAATCTGATAGTTCTCAATCAAAGAATAATTTAACACTGATAAATCAAAAAATCAAACCGTTTGGTAATGAGAAAGGTGGGTCGGGTTTGATTTATGAAAATGGTAAAGTCGGTATTCCAATAGAAATATTAAAAAGAGTCTTTAATGAAGTTAAGACAACCTCTGTTCCAACAACTTACGCAGCACTTGTGGGCAATAGGACTTACTTATTATCTCAAAATTCACAGGTGCCAGGTAAACCAAAAATAAATTTCAGAAACAATCTTTACGGTTTCACAGAAAAAGATTTTACAGAGATTGTATTACCAGCAACATCAAGTATGGTTAGAGGTGAGGAATTGATGCAACTTTTAAGTTATATTGTAAGATTTTTAATTTCCCACACCCACGATTACCCTGGTGAAAGTGTTAACCCTGTTGCTGTAGGTGGGGGTACTAATGTACAACAATTAACCACTTTGTTGAATGAAGCTTATGAAAAGGTATTGAACCAAAATATTCGTTTGAATTGATATTTATAAAAGAAAAACAATTCTAATGTCAATATTAAGGTCATATTTTTCGAGAAACAACACAATCATTTCAAACCTATACACAAATACGGCACGAAATCCCGTTGTTGAATTGAATTTTGGTTTCTCAGAATTGATTGTACCAAATTATGGATATACTCGATTTATTTTCGATTTAGACTTAACTTATTTACAACAACAAATTGCCAGTGGTGTTATTTCTACAGGGTGTACAAGTGCTATGACACACACTCTGAATATGGTTAATACTTCATCGTTTGAGGACGATTTGATTAACACGAATATGTCAAATGGAAGAAAAAGGGCAGCTTCTTTTGATTTAATACTTTTCAGAATTCCAAAATTTTCAGGAACAACAGGAGCACCTCAATCTTGGGATGAAGGTGTAGGATACGACTATAACCCATATGGTTTAACTTCGAATGGTGTATCGGGGGGACTGTCAGTCGTACAACAGTATAACGACGCAGCATTCTCAACAAGACCTTCAAATTGGTATCAAACTACCACAACAACAAATTGGTCAACACCAGGAATCTACAACAATACAAACAGTCTTACAGGTTTGACAGGACTTAATTACTCCGCTATCACAATTGTTGATACTCAACATTTTGAATTAGGTAATGAGGATATTAACTTTGATATGACCAACGAAATTAATAGTATTTTGGATGGTTCTCTAACAGGTGTGACAGGCTGGGGTATTGCTTACAAACCAGATATTGAATTGATTACAGGTCTCACAGAAAGCTACAGTGTAGGATTCTTTTCTCAGTATACACAAACTTTTTATCAACCTTATCTACAAACAACCTACGACGATTTGATTAATGATGATAGAAATGTATTCTTAAAGAATCAAACTAACAAACTATATCTTTACATCTACCAAGATGGTGATTTCGTTAATTTAGATAATCTACCAACAGTAAGTGTTGAGGATGCTAATGGAGACTTTGTATCTGGCACCACAGGTTTGACTACTTGTTTGGTTACAAAAGGTGTCTATGAAGTAACTATCCCAAATGTATTCACAGGTTCCCCAACACCTTGTGCTTACTACGATGTTTGGTCAAATTTGAATATTAATGGTCAATCAATACCAAACGTCACAAATCAATTTATATTACAACCATACACCGCAGGAATCCAAATTGGAACACAATCTCAGGAACCATCCAAGTTTGGATTCAATTATTACGGTATTTTACAGAACGAACAGATTCTGAATACTGAAATTAGAAAGATTGGTGTCAACGTAAAGAAACAATGGTCATCACAAATTCAACTTACTGATATCAAATTGTACTACCGAGTTTATGTTATGGAAGGGACTACTGAGGTTCAGGTACAAGATTGGACTCGTGTCAATAGAACACCAAACGAATACTATTTCATATTTGATATGAGAGATAAAATCCCTAATGAATATTTTGTTGATTTAAAAGTAGACACAAGTGGTGAGAAAGATATTTATAAACAGACATTACAATTCTCAATCGTAAACAAAAAATGAAAGTAGTTAAAATAACAGAAACAGAATTAGCCAATTTGGTTGCTAAAGTCCTCAAAGAAGACCACGAGGGTAGAAGTAATAGATATATGTTTTTTCAAAACTTAGAACAAATGAAAAGACAGTGTGATTTATTACTAAACTTAGATGAACATACCGTGTCCCAAATATTGGATAATGGACACGATTGGGCTGATGACCACGTAAGTGAGGCAAAAAATAACTTGGACCAAGTTTTCGATTTTATGATGAACGAAATTCACGGTGAAGATATCAGGACAATAGATGTTGACGTGGAAGTGATGGAAGAAGGGAGAAAAAAAACGGGTACCAAACTTTGTGCAAGGGGTAAAGCCGCTGCCAAGGCGAGGTACGACGTATTTCCAAGTGCGTATAGTAATGGACACGGAGTACAAGTTTGTAAAGGGAAGATAAAAGGTCTTGATGGTAAAAAAAGATGTTCACCACCTTACTGTTAAAAAAAGAGACTTAATGTCTCTTTTTTGTATTTAAATGTCTATCCATATATTTATTAGTATGGATAGAGAATGTAGTAAATGTGGTGAGTTTAAATCAAATAATGATTTCTACCAAACACAGAGAGGTAATAGATGTAAGGAGTGTATTTTAATCGAAACTAGAAAATATAAGAAAAAATTAAGGTTAGACCCCGAACATAGAAAAATGGAGGGTATTAAACAAAAAGAAAGAAGGGTTAGGCTTTGGCAAAACACCTTAATAAACGATTCCAAACACCGTAAACTTGAAAATACGCTCACTGTTGACGATATAAATGAAATGTTCATTAGACAAAAAGGTTTATGTTATTGGTTCAAAATTGCATTAATACCTTCGGACCACAAAAAACATCCTCAACAACCCTCTTTAGAAAGATTAGATTCAAATAAAGGTTATACTAAAGATAATGTTGTGTTAAGTTGTTATTCTGCAAACATAGGTCGAAATGAAACCGATTTAGATACTTGGGAAAACTTTTTGGACCTATTGTTTAATGATAAATAATTTTTTATCTTTGTAGACGATAACACGTGACTATGAATCCATTATTACACAAACTCAAAAGGTTTCTCCAAAAATCTACAATAAAAGCCATTCGTCTCAGTACTCCTCCGCAAGAAAAATCCGAGTATGAACGTGACGCAGTTAATATTTGTAAAAAATTAATTCTTAAACAAGACACAACTTTGTTGTTAACCCCTTTGTCAGGTAAACGATATATCAAAAATGATGATTTAGGTATTTCAGTTATCTTAGAAGGTCGTACCATCAAAGTAATTAATCACATCTATTCCTACACAGTTTTTTTGGAAGACAAATCTTGGTTAAAAGTTGTATCAATATTTGATTTGGAAGTGGAAAGACGTAGAGAAATTTTTGAAAAAGAAATTACTGAAAACATAAAACACTCCTTACAAACAATTTACAAAAGTATATAATGAAAATGTTCAAACAACTCTTCTTGGCTGGTGTGGGAATTTACCTATTCTTAGGTTTTGTAATCTTACTATTCACCTTCAATTTATATTCTTTCATTACAGGAAAAATTATTACTAAAAAGGTTGAAAACAAATCCGATGTAGAATACGTCTTGGATACGGCTACTTTGAACCAACAAAAAAAAGAAACAATTCGTCATACTGACACTGTTTACCTTAAGGAAAACAAACCAAAAAAAGTAGAACCAATCATCAAATCACAACCCCGTGATACGGTCAAAGATACTTTGACATTCACTAAGACTGTAGATTCGACAAAGACTCCTTAAGCACTCTCAAAATAGTATCTTTCAAACTCTCATTTTTTTTCTTGGGTTTGTACGAAACCATTGTGGGTTTGTTCCCCTTACCTACCTTAGGGTCTTTCTTCTCTGCCTTTCTTTTCTGTGCACAAGCGGCCTTTTTTTGTGAATCTGACATTTTTGATGCAACACCCGCGGCTCTACATTTTGGGTATCCTTTAGAGTCAGCATCAGGTCTACCACAAGGTGGATGGCCGCCACCTTCTTTTTTTCTACATATATTAACCCAAGGTCCTTTAGGTTGTTTACTCCCTTTAGGTTTCTTTTTTGTCCCAAACCATACTGCCAAATCCTCAGTCATTAATTGTTCTAAAACTGGTTCATAGTCTTTCTTGGGTAAATTGGCTAATTTTTTAATATAGTCAGGTGTACCAGGTTCCTGAACCTCGGAGGGATTATACCCATTAAAAGGGTTACCTTCTTCATCATTTTGTTGAAACATTTTTTTTCCCATTTTAGCTAATTTTTCGGCACTTCTCGTTTCTTTTTTAATTTGTTGTGGTGTCCTTTCCATATGTCCATCGTAACTGTCATACGTCAAGTCAGCACTAATATAATCAGAGACAGGAATATCATATGGAGCCAAAGAGTCTTTTTGCCAAATGGCGGGTGCTAAATTTATTGGTATCCTATAGTTACCAACAACACCAGAGGTTGAAGCTTCTTTGATTTGTTTTTTATTCATAATTTACTATATTAATAAATAGTCTTATGAACGGAAACAACGAAACTGACAATCAGGGTAATCAAGAACCCGTTGGTCAATTATTTGGTACTTTATTCTATTACAGTACCGAACATTTGGATGATTTAATTGATAATATTCAAGAAGAACAGGCTTTTTTAATGATGAAATTAGCCTGTGAAAAAGCTCTGTACTCAGGTATATATACCTCGGAAGAAACTGAAATATTATTAAAATCTATTAGGAAGATTCATAAGGTAAAATTATGACATATAGAGGAGAATTATTGAAAATTATTGTTCGTGGTGAAATGATTATGTTGGAGGCAATTTCAAAAGGTCTTAAATCATCTGAAAGCGATAAATTTCAAAAAATTAGGGATGAGGTTGAGTCGTCTCGTTGCATCTACTTTGATTACAACCCTCAGTTCTGTAAACCCAAATATAGAAAATAAAAAAAGGGGACCATTGGTCCCCTTTCTTATTTAATAAGAGATAGATTATCTCAATTCTCTCAAGTCGAATGTTCTTACACCATCAACTGTAATTCTACCGTAGAAACGGTTGTTTACCACCTTCTTAGCGTATCTTGTCATAATACCTTTGATTGGTGTGAAGTTGAATGGGTTGTACATTGTAGGAGTTAATTGTAGAGGTACATACGGTGCGTAAATGTAACCTGTATCAAGTAACGATGTTCCTTTGTGTCCTAACAACACTTGGTTTGCTGGGAAGTAAGGGTCACGGTAAACTTGATATCTACCAGCCAATGTTCCAACTCTCTCAATACCCATATTGTATTGGTCTTGCTCAGGAGCTGCGTTTGATACGTGGAAGTACTCCAAGTCATCAAAGATAGCAGATACCTCAGAAGATACTACAATCCAGTTAGCTCCACCTCTAAGTGTAGACTTGTGGATTTGAGCTGAGATTTGGTTGATTGCTGTGATAAGAGTTTGGTTCCAGTCCTTCTGAGTGTAAGGAACTGCATTCGAACCTAATCTCTTCCATCCGTTGTAGTCCCAACGTAGATTCCAAGCTGCCGCTTTTCTCAAGTCTCTCAAGATTTCACGGTCAATCTCTGCAGCCACCTGTTCAGACAACAAAGCTGTCAATTCAGCTTCAGCGTCAATGTTGTGGAATGCTGCAACGTCCTGAGCCATTTCAGGAGACCATTGAGCTCTAAGTTTTCTTTCTGTTACAGATACAGTTACTGACTGTAGGTCGAAAGAAACTTCACCAATTTTATCCTCAAATTCAAGATTCTTGTAGATTCTGTACGTAGTTGTGAACGCTTGTGCGTTTGCTGACGTAGAAGAGAATGTTGCACCTGTGTAACCGTCGATTGTGTTAGCACCTACTTCAGCAGGAACTTGTAAATCAACTTCTAAGTAAATTTTACCTTCAGCATCACAAACGTCGTAGTAAGTACCACCATCAGTCAATGAATTTGGGAAAGCTAACGTTTCGTTTTGACCGTACTGAACAATACCTTTACCGTATCTTTGAGTTACAACTCTGAACAAGTAGTTATTTGTTGTGTTAGCTGAAGTTGTTGCGTTAGCCGCAGCACCTCTAATTGTCAAGTCTGCCAAGAATTCTTCAGTGTCCATAGGTTGACCGTTAGGACCGATAAGTTTACCAGCACCGTCAGATGCAAAACCTGACATAACAAGAAGAACTTTTCTGTAAGAATCTGTACCGTAACCTGAAACTACTAATTGGTCAGCAACCCATACTACAGTTCTGTTACCACCTGTGATTGCTGAGAATTGACCTTTAGAGTAATCATAAAGTCCTGGTGGGTCCAATGCAGGTTCGTTACCTTCGTAGAATCTATCGTAAAGGTCTTTTTGTGTGTTATAGTCGTAACCACTGTTAGGAGTTTGACCAGCCGCAGCGTTTGGTGAACCGTAAGGAGCCCAGTGCTCGTTAGCGTCTGCACCTGTGTATGACTGAATGTTAGGTACAAAGTAGAATAATTTACCGATTGGTAAGTTCATAGCTTGTACTGAAACGATATCGTTAGCTAAAAGTTTTGAGAAAACACGTCTAACGATAGGAAACACAACAGTTTCGAAAGAACCTGAGTCAGCAGTAGACGCAGCTTCGTTGATGAGGTATGATGCTTGGTTTTCATATAACTGAGCAACGTTCTCTTTTAGGTGGCCTCTTAAGCCTTCTAGGAAACCTAATTTTTCCCATTTGTTAATAGTATCTTCTTTGATAACTTTAAGGTGCTTAAGACCAATGTTACCAACAAGACCTGATTCTAATAATGCTCCCATTTTAGTATTTGTTTTGTTTTTTTTAGTTTATTTATTTTTTAGAGTTTTGCCATTAAATCTTTAATTCTCAAGAATTGAGGATTTTCATAAGCTCTAGATTCGATTAAACTTGTTGAAGAACCTGAACTTGCTTGGTTGTTGATTTTTCTCTCAACACTTTCATTAAGTCCTTGTGTCTCTACCTTTGAAAGTTCATCTTTCATTGTTTTGTAGAGTTGTTTTGATTCTTTCAAAGTTTCTGCAGAGTCGAATCTTCTAAGAATGTTTATCTTTTCTTTTTTCGTAGTAGAATGTTCAGTAAACAAACGTGTAGCGTAAGCCAAGTTTGAATTGAATACAGCAACTTCATTTAATTTTTCTCTGAAAACATTCAAAGCTTTTCTGTATTCTTCATTTTTCTCTCTTAGCATTTTCATTTCTGCGTCGATAGACTCAACTTTAACACCATTGTCTGTGTAATTGTAATTACGGTTATTTGTAATTCCTTTTCTTAAACCTCTACCTTCTTTTGAACCAAATCCATAAGTTCTAGCAGCTTCTTTCGTTTCTTCTTTGGTTTCGTAGTCTTTCTTGCCAGGATGTGTCTTAGACTTATCACCTTTGTTACCACCGAATTTTCCTTCGTAGTCTTTGTAGTGTCCGTCTTTGTCACCAGCTTTCTTCTCAACACCTCTTACATCCTTACGTTTGTACTCGTGTTTGTTAGAGCCGTAGTTTTTATCCTTGCCTTCTTCCATTTCACCTTCCTTGAACTCGAACTTAGCTTTACCAGTACCCATTTTTGTAGGTCCCTGTTTCTTGTGGTCATCGAATCCTTTCTTAGGTAGTGAACTACCGTATTTAAATTTAGGATTACCCATACCAACGCCTTTAGGTTTTACAGTCATTTTAGCTTCCTCGAGGTTGTAGTCTTCAGAACCTTCTTCCATTTCATCGTAAGATTCTTCCATTTCATCGTAAGATTCTTCCATTTCATCGTAAGATTCTTCCATTTCCTCGTGTGAACTTTCTTCCATTTCATCTTCTTCATCCATAACGATTTCATACATAATTTCGTCAACCTCTTCCTCTTCTTCATCATCTTCTTCATTGTATTCGCCTTCAGCGTACAATGCGTCCAACACTGCTTCCAAGTCTGTGTCTTTTTCTTCTAAATCTGATTCTTCCATATCCATTTGCATTTCTTCTAATTCGTACTCTTCTTCCTCGTTCATTTTCACAAGGTATTCAACGTCTTCATCAGTATCCTTGATGTGTACATCATTACCGTCTTTCTTTACGATAATTCCGTCTTCATCTCCCATACGTTTGAAAATCGCCAGAATTTCCTCATCAGAAGCATCTGTCAAATCGATGGTTTCATCTTCATCACCGAAATCCATTTCGTCTGAATCCATTTCGTCTGAATCCATTTCAAGTTCATCAACATCAACTTCCATCGAGTCGTCATCGACATCAACGTCCGCCATTGCATCAAGCTCAATCTCATCTTGCTCAGATAGAGACTCTTTTACCAACTGACTGATTTCTTCCTTCATAGTTGAAGCAAGTATTCCTTTTGCGTTTTCGGCTATAACATTCTCCACATTCTTCATTTGGAGCAAAGCCTCTTCTACTAAATCTTTTTGCGACATAGAATTTTTTTACTATAAATACTGCACAAACCACAAAAAATTAAATTTATGAGGTTACAATTTTTAATAGCAAAAAAAGGGGGAGTAAAACTCCCCAATTTAATTATTCAATTACTTCATCAATTTTACTTTCAACAATTGCCGTTATTCGCCAATCGTGTTGAAACCCTGTATATTTTTTGGTCACTTTAGCCTCAACATCTGTCGGAGAGTAACCTTTAACAAGTTTTTCTTCCCTCATTTTCTTTAATCTTCCTGAGTTTTCATCGGGTAACTCATAAACAACTTTCGCTACAAAATATTTTTCATCCATATGTTTTAATTTATTTACCCAAATAATCGGTTAATCTTTTCATTAAATCAACTGACTTGTCCAAACCTTTTTCTTCTTGACGAACTTTTCTTTCCTCATCGAGGTTTTCTTCGTAGTTGTTTCTATCCTCAGGGTTTGTAAATAGATAAGCTCCAGGTGTTGATGGTGACGATACAAGGTCAAAACAAATTAATTCAAAATCATCCTGAACTTCATTCTGTTCACCAACTTTTTTTAATGAACCAACTCCACGAGATGACACACCCATAGTAACACCTTGTCTCATCAAGTTAGCTGCGATATCACCTTTTGTTGATACAAAACCACTTTCGTGGAAACCTGGTGAAGTTAACAATTTTAGTTTTCCCATCAAGATATTTCCATCCCACCACACATCAGTGATTATGTGAGCAACTCTGTCTAAATCAATTAGAGAAGATTCAGGGTGGTTTAATTCAGAGGTTGATAAACCTTTTTTGATTGCCGTCTTATATCTATCAGCTTCTCTTTTCAAAATTCTTTCAGGGTAGACACGACCATTTCTATTTGGTACACCATATTTTTGTAAAACGGCATAAAACTCAAAAGGATTTCTATAATCTATCTCTTTTTGTTCTTTAATAAAATCTTCATTCAATCTATCCTTCGGGTTTACGAAACCAGCATCCATTTCAATAAGAATACCTTTACCCGTCTGATTAGGTCCTAAAATCTTCATATCAGTTTTCTATTTCTCAATAAATATACTTCTTTAGATAGTTTGGTAGATTTCAGAGTTTTTGGAGGATGAAAAATTAAAATGTCGATTGTTGACAATATTCTCCCTGTAGATTTTTTTGATGATTTTTTTTACTGATTCTTTGATTTCATTTGATTTAAAATCTTGGGGAGTGGTTGTAAAAATATTTATTTCTAAATTCATAAATGACTTCTTATCTTTTCTTATCCCACTTGTTCTGAGGTCCAAATCGACAATAAAGTTTTCTTTGAAAAGTTCTCTGTCTAAAGACCCAAATACAGAGTGTTTTATTGAACGGGTCAAAGTATTGACTACGTTATTCCAATTTTCTTTATCTTCTAAAGGAGTAACCCAAGTTTGAATGTTTATGTAAATTGATTTAAGTTCTTTTGAATCAACTGTACCGTAAAATGTTTTGAGTGAGTCGTATTGATTGATGTTAATTGTTTTTCCCTTCTTCATAGGGTAGATTACTACTTAGTTTATTTTTGAAAAAAATAGTAAAGATTTTTACTCAATCCAAATATATGTATGATATATGTTAGTAGTAAAAGTTGACTCAAATATAGAAAAAGCCCTGAAAACCTTAAAATCAAAGGTCATCAAAACAAAACAAAACCAAAGATTGGTTGAATTAAAAGAATTTGAAAAGAAATCTGTTAGAAAAAGAGAACAAATGAAAGTTGCAAAACATCTACAATTTCTTAAGACTCAGTCTGAGAAATAGATTCTTCCAAATGTTTTAATTTGATGTAGTTAACTTGTTCGAAGTTTTCTATTTTAATTTTTTCGATTGTCTCGGCCAATTTCTGTTTCATTTCATCTTCATTTTCTTTTTCAAGAAGATTCTCTAATTTCAAAACTGCAGATTCTTTTAGTTGAACAAATTCTTTTTCCAAATCCTCTGGTCTACTAGCCAAAATGTGAAACACTTCTTTTTTGGTTGACTCATCTAAATTTTCTAAATAACTTTGAATTGTTTGGTTTGCAATACTAACCATAGACTTTAACGGAATTTCAATTGATTCCTTTATAGTAATGTTATTACTTTTTAAAGTTTCTAAAATCTTCTTTTTTGAAACAATTCTTTCCTTCAAGTTGATGTTTTTGAAATACACTAAATTATCCAAATCTTGATAGTTGTTTTTTACCTTTTCTCCCCCTTTTGGTAAACTAACATTTTCTATCAAATGTCTGATTAATTCAATACCTTCGTTTAGGTATAACTCGGCATCTTCTGATGATAAACCTTGTGGTTTATACAAGTCATCATACAAAGAATATAACTTCGAAAAATTTTTATTTTCGAGAATGTTGTGTTTAAATTCTCTTAAGGTTTTCTTGAATTGAGCAGAGTCATTGTAGGACTCTACAAGGTTTTTTTCTACAACAGATTTTATTTGTCCAAAGGTCATTACGTGGGGATTTTCCAATAAATATTAGGAACCAAGTAACTTATCCAGTTCTTCCTCGATTTTTCCTAAACTTTGTTGTCCAACTCCCAAATCTAAAAACTTTTTACCAAACATATCTGATTCCAAAAGGATATTCATATCACGATTTGAAATACTTTCTGGTGTAATTTCACCCGGTGGTGGTGTCGGTGGTTCACCCCCTCCTAACTCTCCACCTGGTGGAGGTGATGCTGGTACCTCTCCTCCCAAATCTCCACCAGCGAATGCTCCACCTAACTCAGCTGGTGCTCCGGCCTCTTCTCCTCCTGGTGCTGGTGTACCTGCAGGTGCTTTACCCGTACCATACAATTTATCGATTGTATCGAATATACCTGTCTTAACAATTACAGTTGGTGTTTGTTTGAGTTCTTCACCAACAGCTTTTTCAATTCTTTGTTGTAATAAATCAACTCTGATTTCATCGTCAGACCATTGGAATAAATGCTTCTTAGCCCACGTTGATGAAGTTGCTGCAATACCTGAGCCAGGGTCAGAAACCATATCTTTGTACAATAACATTTTTTCTTTCCAAATGTCAATTTTAAGAAGGTCTGCCTGAGTTGAGGGGTTTGTTAATCCCAAAGTAAAGTTTGAAATTTCTTCTTCAAATCCCAACAAAAACAAGTGGATAATCGCAATCTTATTTAATTCCTGAACCATAGATTTTTGAATTCTATTGATGGTTCTTGCAAAACGAATATCCATAAGAGCTAAACTCTTTCCATCTCCAACTACGTCTTCGAAACCAAGAAACGCCTTAGGTATACGAAGAGCAGTTACAAGTTTTTTCTGAAGATATTCAATATCCGCAATTTCAGAAAGATTCTGAGCACCTGCCAAAGTATCAATTGGATTTGGTGCTGCGGGGTCACGAACAGGAATAAAATAATCTTGGTCAACAGCCATTTGGTTGAATCTCATATCAACCTGACCTGTTTTACTGTCAACAATTTGTTCTCTTTTGAACTTGTTTGCAACACGTTGTACATACGCCTCAACGTCGTCGTCGTTCATATTTCCTACGTAGACTTTAAATACTCTACGTTCTGGGGCTCTTGAAGTACGATATATCAACATCGCGTCCTCCGATAATAGAAGTTGTTTCCAAATTCTACGGGACTTTTCCAACATTGATGTACCATACGGCAATTTTCTATCGTCACCCAATAGTCTGAAGTGACCTATTTCCCAAGGTTGGAATTCCATATTTCTTGCTTTCCAATAGAATTTCAAACCTTTTTGGTCGTCCTCTTTTTTGATTTCGTAGTTTGACCCGTTCATCAAACCTCTCTCAATTCTTTCGATTTCAACGTTTGGTAATTGTTGACAACCGATAACACCCCCTTCAGGGTCCAATCTGAGATAAATAAAATTGTCACCATACTTACAAGTGTTACGAGTCCACATAGGTAAGTTTGTGTTGATATCTAAGTTATTGTTGAATAAATCCGCCAAGACAGATTTAATTCTTTTAGATTCAGAATAAATTTGGAGAACAAAACCATCCTCATTTGGTGTGGTAGATTCTTCAGCGTAGATATCAAGTGCCGCAGAAATCTCAGGAGTATATTCCATCGATTCATAATCGTAATACGACGCCAATCTGTTTGGTTCATAGTAAACCGCTTGTGTGTATAAGTTACTTTCAACCTTCGCAAATTGACCTGCTAAGTAAGATGTCTGACGAGCTTGTAATTTTTCTTTTTCATATTCAGCTTTATCGGTAGTTCTTAAAAGTTCTTTTTTGTCGAACTTGTATATAGGAAAATCCTGACTCATAAGAGCATCAGGACCCATTGCCCTACCTAATCGTTGCCATATGGTAAAATTCTTATCACTCATTATCTATAAATTTACTTATCAATCGTCTTTTATAAATACTACTTCGGACCAAACAACCATTTATATTGTTCATAATCATTACGAGTAGGAGTGTAATATTTACTATTTTTTGTCATTGACCCTGGTGTCTGAGGTAATGATGGATTAAAGTATTTTGATTGGTCTTTGTTTTCGGAAACCATAGTTGTCCAAGAATTTAACATAGACTTGGTATGATTTTCAACTTTACTTAGTGAGGGAAATGCCGCCTCGGCTGCAAAACAAGCCATTGAGATTCCCATAATACAGTCATCGTGATGGCCTCTTTGGTGGTCAGGTCTTCCGTTTATGTAAACGAAAGTACCCATTTCATTTAAAAGTCTACTCGAACGAATTTGGAATTTGTGTCTAATTGCTTCCTCAAAAGATGCAATAATTTGAACCCTTTTTGCGTTGAAGTTTATACCTGGAATTTTTTCTTTTAACTTGGGGTCGTACTTCCATTTATTTGCAAAATCGACTCCCTCAATGTAAAAGTTTTCATAACCTAATTCTTGTAATTTTCTTGATGTTGCCACACCCATACCACCAGTCAAATCTGTAATACAAAGAGCACTATACATATTACCCCACTTAAACGCAATTTCAGCTAACACATCGGGTGGAATTTTACCAACAAATTCCAATACCTGTTCACGAGCGTCAAAGTCAATGATTTGTATACTCGAAAAGTCTTCTGAGTCACCTCGTGACACGTCTATACCCATTACGTATCTATGTCCGTTTTCAGGTTCTTTCCAAATCCATAATTGATTAGCCATCAACTTTGCATTTGGTTCCTTTATGTAGTTTTGGGAAATGTCCTGTAGTGTGTTAGAGTCAAAGACGTTATCACCTGAACCCAAGAAATTACATTCCAATTCCTGAGCAACTTTCCTTCGGTCGTACTTAAGTTTTTTTACCATAGCCTCGAACCAAGTTGAACAAGGTTTGTAACCATCAGAAAGGTAAACTTGAAGACTTGTTAAACTTCTTTCCCGAATGTCTATGTCTTTCAAACTTATAATATCCTCGGCAGTATATTCTTCTTTGTTGAGTAAATAATGAACGATATCTTTGGTTTTGACCATATACAAATCTTTTGTATAACGGGGGTCTCTATACCAAAACATTTCTGTGATTTTGAAATCATTCATACCCCTCAAGGCTTGGTCATAGATTTCATAATAAATTGGGTCATAACCATTTGGAGTAGAAATAACTATCACTTTACCACCTGTAGAAAGTGATGCCATACAAGCAGCCCAAAAATCACTGTCGGCCTCAATAAACGCAGCCTCGTCAAAGATTAAGACCGTGGGGCTATATCCACGAAGTGCATCTTTTGATGTTGCTACGGCCTTTACTTCACAGTCATTTGAAAGTTTGAAATGTCTTGCAGAGTTTTTTTCACCTGAGAAACCAATACCAACCCAACTTGGCCATTGTTCTGTAAATGCTCGAATTTTGTTTGCAAATTCAACAGATGTTTCAAGTTTGTTGGCAATAATCAATATTTTTTCAGGTTTTTCTTTACGGGCAAATGCCAATCTTTTACTTGACCAAGCAGCAGAGACTGTTGATACCCCCGCCTGACGATACTTCAGGGCAATGTTTTCATTGTGATTGTCGTAATCGTTAATTAATTGAACTTGGTCTTGGAATAACTCCAGCGGTACGTACTTGGAAACAGTGTTGTCATAAGTTTGGAGATAGGTTTTAAGAGCGTATGGCGTATTAGTCATACACTTCTTATACTCTATTAAAAGTTGTTCTTTTGTTAGACTCATTATTTGGAGGGACTTATACCAAGTCCTGCCAACAAGTCGTCAAAACCATCTTCACCAGAGTCTTCTTTCTCTGGTTTGAAATTTTCATAATCTGTTTTGAGTTGGTTCGCCCTTTTCATAATCTCGCGGAACCTATCGGTTGCTTTAGAAACACGAGATTTATCCTCTGAAATTGCGTCTCCCGTAAGTTTTATTACCTCAGCAGCAGGAAGTTTATAAAGTTCCATTTGGAACCAATTTATTAAACCTTTATTTTCATCTTCAAAAATCTCATCGGGTAGAGCAAATCGTAATTTTTCAACAACTGGCGGACCAATTCTCAAAGACCAGGCCTCCATAGGTAAAGTGTCCGTTTGACCCATAACTTGTTGTCTTATAACAGGGTCTTCAGGTAAACCATATCTACCTTTAGCCTCTTCCAAACCTTTCAAAATTTCGTGACACAAGATTGGAAATAACATACCCCAAGCAGAGATTGTTGTATCAGGTTTTTCTTCACCTTCTTCACCTTCGCCCTCATCATCGTTGTTGTTGTTGGCTTGGAGTTCTACTTTTCCACCAACACCTTGTCCTGTTTCAGACATATATTCTATCGAAGCCTCATCAGTAAAATAATTGAAGTCATTCAAAGCCATAATCAATAAGTAATTGTCATAGAGATTTGGGTTAATCCTGTTAAGTTCTCTTCTAACACTTGGTTTTTGGAAGACGTAGTGTCCTTTTTTGGCTGTCCCCTGAATAATTGCGTTGATGATATTTCTCTTATGAATTTCAAGTTCAACCAATTCCTTCCGAGTAAGTTCATCACCATCCATCAAAGCCTTTGCTTTTATTTCTTCTTCGGTTTCATCTTCTAATTCCTCAGATTCGTTTCGGAAATTTTGTACATTGATTTGTTCCCCTAAGTGTAAATCAAAATTGAACCAATTTTCAGGAACTTCAGACTCTTCGAGACAAGCCCTCAGAGCCAAGTCTTTTAACTCTTCAAGGTGCCGTTGCTCAATTTGCCAAGTTGGCATAATTTTACCATAAGCCTCAGATTTAATCATCATTGCAAGATTTCTTGGAGTAACAAGTGTTTGATTAGAGGTAGCACTTCTTAACTTATCAACAACTTGTTTAAATCTATTTGTGATTAATCTTTGTACGTCCTGTTCACGACGAGGAAGTGCAGGATTCTGTGCATATGGACTTTGAGGGTTAGAAATTTTTCTCTCCAAAGATGGGTCCATCCTTTCAGGATAATCACCATAATCGATTTGTTCCTGAATTTTTTTACTTCTTGCCATTACTTAGTAAACTTTTAATTGCGTTCAACACATCTTCTTTAGCCCTTTCTAAATCCTGAGCTTTGGGTGCAGGATTTTCTCCTGGGTTTGGATTTTTACCAGGGTGTGGTGGTCTTTGGGGTTTTGTATCAGGTTTTACACCTGGCTTAGTTTTAGGTTTTGTTGGAGCTTCCGTTGGAGCTTCAAATATCGTTTTGATAAAATCTCTCTTTGTCATCTTGGGTGTTAAGTTTCTTTCCACCAAAGATACGATTTCTTTTTCAATTAACCAATGGTAAGGGTTTTTTCCTTCCTTGATTGATTTTTTAACGTCTTTAACACATCTCTCGTACTTGTTAGTCTCAGATTTGCTCCAATCACTTCTTTCAGTGGTCCCAAATTCTTTTCCCATTGTTGAGGTACATATCGCCCAAGGATTGTATTCCTTCTTTTTTTCTCCAAGTTCACCTTCTGTTGGCATTCCGTCCACTGCCCCTGAAGGGTCATCCATATCAGTTGACGCACCAACTTGGTGTGGTTGTTGAGTAACTTGTCCTTTGAAAACATCCATAGGGTCAACCTCATCTTCCGTCATTTCAGTTTCAACTTTTACGTTGATTCCTTTAGATGTTAAATCTTTAAGTTTTTGAGGTTCTCTTGAGGCTTTATCTGCCGACATCATCACAATACCTTGTTCTTGAATCATAAATTTATTATACAATAAATCTAATTGAGATTCAGTCAATTTGCCCACGGTATTAGCACTAAGACCCATTTCGATAAGTTTAAGTGCTTTAGAATTAGTTTTCATATACAACGTCTTTTTCAAATTCGAGAATCAAATCCATCTCGTAGAGTTTATCTTTAACAGTTTTTTCTGGCTCACCAAATGAAAATACTAATCTTTTGTCTCTATCTCTGTCTGATGGTTCCCATCCCAATGCAACTACTCCATCCATTGAGTCCACCAAAGAAAATAAATCAGAATTTTGTATCAGTTCTAACTTGATTTCAGTGTTTCTAAGAATTCCAACTTTTTTTATATAATCTAATTCAGGTGGGTGAGGATAACCCGCGGCTGGTTGATTGTCCCAAGACTCACCCCATACCTCTTTGGTATCAGAAAATATAAATTCATATAAATTATCTCCTTTATAGTCAGGACCAAGTCCATTAATATAAATTAGATAACTCATAAAACCTGACCTTCTTGACTGATTTTAACCAATTTATTTTTGAATTCAAAAACCAAATTTTTCTTATTGGTTTTACCAACCAAATGGAAAAACTTATTTTCTTCTAAAAACTTCTTAGCAGACATTTCTTGTTCAATTGTCTCAGAAATTTTTTCGATTTTTTCAAAATCTACAGAAACTTTTAAATCCTTTTCTCTTTTTCTTTCTTCACTCAATCTCTTTGCATATTCGATTTCAGAATCAGAAACTTCAAAATAGTTACTCAGAACTTTATCTATCTTTGATTCTTTCATACCCATAGTAGGTTTGTATGATTCTGTAGGTTCTTCAGGTGCCATAGGGATTTCAACGTCTGTTTCGATATCCATTTCGTCTTCCATACCCATTTCATCAGGACCTATTGTATCCATATCAGCCTCAGCTTCAACGTTTTCCAACTTATCCATAATGTCTTCCATATCTTCCTCAGTTAACTTTGTTAAATCTGTTGCAGATATAACCATATTGATAACATACTTGATGTCTTCAGAAGTCATTCCTTCCTGTGATTCAAGTGCTCTCATTTTTTGAGTTAACTTACCTGTTAATTTTTGGATTGATTTAAAAGTTACAACTTCCTCTTCATCTTCCATATCAGGAGCCTCTATATCCATTTCAGCATCCATTTCGATATCTCCCTCTGGTGCTACGTCATCAACAGGGGGCATATCACCCATTTCATCGTCAGCCATAGGTGCTGCAGGTAATTCAGGTTCAGGAACTGCTGGTGGAGTTACAGGAGCAGGAGCCGGTTCATCCATCATAGGTTCAGCAGCAGGTGTTGATTTAGATTTGATTACAAATTTTTTCTGTTCACCAAACAATGAAGTACCTTCTTCGTTACCGTTAGTAACATTCACTTCCTTAATTATAAGGTTCAATCTTTTTAAAGCCTGACTATAGGAATTATAATACTTTCTATTTTTCATAGGTTCGATATAGTCGGCAGTACTTTCATTGATACCTTTTTTGATTATATAACCTTGTTTTTCTTTAACAATGTGATACTGGAATCCATCAACTAAATTGATAGAATAATCAGATACACCTTCTTTTAAAGATGATTGAGAATTGTTAAAATTGGCAATCTCAATGATTCTTTTGATTTTGTCGGTTCCTGTTAGTTTTTCACTACCGATAGGTTTAAGTTTTGACATAGTATTTGTTTGATTATTTTTTTTAATTGTTTAGGCCGTTGAAACCACCGATTTGAATTGCACTCAAGTCTACAACAACACCTTGTCTTTCTCCGTCAGCTCCGAATGGAACCCAATCAGATGGGTGAGGAGGTTCAAGAGGGAATGGAGGTGACTCCCAAGTTCCACCACTGAAACTTCCTGTTTGACCGGTTCCGTAATCATAAATACCGTCCACGTCAAATACACCAAATGGTGTAGGTGTTGGAGTTGGTGTTGAAGTATTTGTTGGAGTTACGGTGTTTGTCGGTGTATTAGTTGCGGTATTAGTTGGTGTTGGTGAATTAGTTGCAGTATTAGTTGGTGTTGGTGAATTAGTTGCAGTATTGGTTGGTGTTTTGGTTGGTGTAGGGGTGTTAGTCGAAGTATTACTCGCAGTAATTGATGGTGTATTTGTTGGTGTTGATGTCTTAGTAGGTGTTTGGGTTGAAGTGTTTGTTGGTGTATTGGTTGGTGTTTTAGTCGGTGTTGGAGTATTAGTTGTTGTGTTAGTCGGTGTTACTGATGGAGTTACTGTGTTACTTGGAGTAATTGATGGTGTTGGTGTAGGAGTTGAAGATGGTAAAGGACAAGAACCTAAAGTAGTTACAGACCCGTTACCACTTATCAAACTTACAAATGTTGCACATCTAACAGATGATAAACCTGTGCCAACAATTACAGTCAATGGGTTTCCATCACAATCAATCAAAACAAATGAACTTCCTGAGTTACCACCATTCAATTGATAGGTTTTACAAACACCTGGTGTGTTTGATGGCGTAGGTGTATTAGTTGCCGTATTTGTTGGAGTTGGAGTTTTTGTTGGGGTTGCAGTATTAGTAGGTGTTGAGGTTTTAGTCGG